AATATTAAGCCGCTATCTGTGTCCATGTCACACTATTATTAACAATTAATTCCCATTTCTCTCTGCCTATTGTAGCAGTTCCTGACGTTGCACTTAATGCACCTGATGTACTTTGTACTCTATTACACGTTGCAGTAAATACTGTTTCAGGTTGTATAGTAGCATATGGCTGTTGTATTCTTTCGGAGTCTGCAACTATTGTTGAAACTCCTGTCAGCGATGCAATACCACCTCGCGTAGCAAAGCCTAATACAGTAATACTAGCATTGGCAGTTGGCGTACCTGAACCAAATCTTACTCTATTACATATAGCCGCAACTGTTGCTGTACCTGTCAGCGCCGCCGCACCACTAACCATAAACACACTATCACAAGTAAGACTTACTGTTGCACTTGGGTTTGCACTACTCTCTCTAACCCTTACTATTGTAGAGGCTGGTACAACTGTAGACTCTACTGTTATAGGTGCGGCACTTGTTCTAACTCTTGTACCGTTGCCTGTACTTGTAGCTACAGTAACTGACGTACCATTTATTAGAACTGAACCTAGAGCAACTCTTCTCGCTATTGCACTAACAGTAGCTGTGCCATCTAATGTAGCACTACCAACATTAATCTTCTCGGCTGTACATGCAACAGTAGAAGTAGCTGATATTACAGTTTGTAAGTCAGATAAATCGTATACACCTACGCCATAAAGATAACTACCATAACCTTGTGCATCTGTTTCTTCAAGTATAAATTTCTCACCAGCCGCAGTTACACCTGAAGATACTGTTACTGTAACCGTACCGCCTGAAGCAAATGTAGCATTACCAGTCTGTGTTACTGTAGAAGTAACCGATACTGTAGCACTACGCTCACCAACTACCTGACCACTACAAGTAGTAGCCGAAGTTGCACTTACAATCGCATCACCAGCCGCAGTAAAGCCACCTATTGTAGCAACACCTGAAGTTGCACTTACAAGTAATTCAGATTGTTGTATACGCTCACACGCTCCAGTAACACTAGCACTTGCCGATATTACTATCGGTAGTGAGTCTTCACCAAATTCATGTGAACCATACGTACTCGTACCATACGAATAAGCAGTAACATTTAAAGTTGCCACGTCAGCCTAATCGTTAGATTAGTTCAATGTTATATCTAAGTCACCAGTTGGCACACGGAATACATCACCAGTAGCAATAGCTTTACTTGACGATAAAGTCGCATAAGCCATTAAGTTACCTGACGTAGCCGCATCAAACACTCCAACGTGAGTTACTGTACCCCAAGAGCCTGTTGCTGTTGGAAATTCAATAGCCGCATCATTAGATGTTGTTGCACCTGACGTTGAAAAGTCAACTGTTTGTCTTGCATAAGCACTACCTGACAACTCAGTACCTCCACCAGCTTCTCCCGGTGCGGCTGTAAACAATCCTAAGTAATGCTGAGAAGGTGCTGTGTAAGCCGCTCCAGCAAATACGTGGTCTAAAATTTCCGTTTCTAAAAAGTTTGTAAAACTCATACTAATCCCCTCACTTTAAGTGTTAACCCTGAACCGCTAAACATAGCATCCTCAGAGACTTGGTTTAAACGCTGTACTGCCGCAGAATACATCTGCGCCCATATAGCTACTCGTGCATCTTCCGCTAGATACGGTGCTGAATGTAATAACGCTCCATAGAGGTATACATCAGGCGCTTCTAGTAAGAGCCAGTTATCTGTGTTGGTTATTAACGAAGGTATCTTCTGATAATAAAGCAACTCAAAATCTGTTGTTGCATCAGGCGTTGGAAACAATTGAAACTGTCCATTCGCGTGCGTGTACATTCTTGGTGTTCCGGCGGCATTGTCTTGTGAGGCACGTTTATCTGCCATTGCATCTCTAGAGACTAGGTTAACTACTGAAGTTCCTGTGCCTGTTAAATGTAATCTAATTGTTTCTACCCAATCTGCTGGTATCTGCATGTACTCATCTGCTGGGTCTTGTTGTCCTGAAGTGCGTGCTTCCATCTTCCAATGACGTATGTCTCTGTTAATCTGAGCTTCTGCTAATGCAACAAAGTCAGGTATGACAGACGTTAGGTCATCTCTGTTTAAAAAGTCTGCAATAGACGCTTTGAGTCCTGTGTAATTAGTTAGAGCCATATAGTCTCCTTATCTCGTCCAATAGTCATAAGCTTCATCTTGTACTTGAAAGCCACTTAATGGTGCGCCTGTAATTCCTAAAGCAAAAGTTCTTTTTTCGTCTTCAGTCATGTTAGCCATTATTTCATCTACGTTTGATTTTTCTCTGATAGTAAGATTGTTATATTGGTTATTAAATTTCTCAGGGTCAACTACTCCAGCATCTAAGTTAGGCATACCAGTACCAGCAAAACTATTCTTTAAGAATTCTGATTCCGCTATTGCACCTTCTCTTGCGGCTGGAGTATCAAAACCTCTATCACCAGCACCTAATTCACTATCACTTAAAAAACCAAGGTTACTAGAATCTATATTCTGTAAAGCTCTCATTTTATCTAATCCACCTAATGCTGGAGCGCTATCTATGTAAGACATCTTAGTATCGTAGTCAGCTTGTGTAGCGTTGGTGTTTTTATAGTTAGTAGCTAAATCCATTACGCCATTATCAGAATCAAATGCTAATTCTTCACGTTTTGCTGGAGTATCTGCACCTCTAGAACCCACAGACCCATCCATTACACCGCTTCTATCCATGCCAGCATATTGTCCTTTTAACATCTCTAGTATTTGTTGGTACGTTAAATCGCCCATGGTGTCTCCTGTCTAATTAAGCGTAAGTATATCATCTCTTTCTATTGTTATCAATTAACTTGTTCTTCATCTAACAGAGTCAACAAACCACCTGTAGGTATTGCTACCTTAGCAAACATTAATTCAGGGAACTTTTTAAATAAAGCTAATCGTTCTTCTTCTGTTCCATATCTGTATATTTTTTTAATGCCTTTGTCTTTTAATAATTGTTCTGCTCTTGCATTAATATCATCGGGAACAATAGCGCCTTTAAAGTCACTTATATCTACAATCTTGTCCGGTTTAGATTCAAAATATGCTGTTTGTGCCTCTTGCCCTTTTATTTCAAGTTCATCTGCAATTTGTTTAAGGTCTTTTATGTGTGCTTTTGTAAGACTATATGTTTCAATATGTTTATCACTAACAGTTCCAGTCCTAAAAATATTTTGCAATATTCTTTCAGAAGCTCCGGACTGCCTTCCGTTAGGTATTATTTTTTGCATTTGGTTTGTAGATACATGCAACAAGGATTCAAAATCGTCTAAAAAATCAGCATCAAATAAACCTTTTGTGCTTCCCGAAATTTTATGTCTATTTGCTTGTATGTCTTCTAAGTTTTTAAATGGTTTAGTTGTTATTGCATGTGTTCTTTCTACAGTATGATGAATTGTTTCACTACCGGGAGTCGAAGCTAACCGTTTACGCATAGCAGTTAGTGCGGCTTCCGGAGTATAATCAATGTTTTTATTTTCCATCCCAATTGTATTGTAAGCTCCTTTAGGATTTGTTAATTCTAACTTTACTTCACCTAAATAACCTTCTTTATATCCATGAAATGCTCTGTTTTGCATCCAACCAATAGGTTTTAATTGTCTTTGATAATCAACAAAATCACCTCTGTCAAAATTCATTGACGCTTCACCATTCATTTCATTTAATCGTTTTACTCTTATAGTTTCTGCATCATTGACTGCTCTTTTAAAATCTTTATAGTCAATGTAATCTTTAGCGTTGTAACCTAACTTTCTTGCTATTTCTATATCATTCATTTGACCTTCTAAAATACCCGGTTTAATATTTTGTGTTGAGTCTCCTTGTCTATGCCATGCTAACTCTTTCTTGCCTAATTTAGCATCTAATGCTTTATAGTCTTTGTATGTTTCAAAATTAACTGGCGCTCTTCCTGAATAAATATCAGTTGGGTAAGTGTTTGTAGTATCACTAGGTTCAATTAATTTAGAGTCACCTAATAATGAGATTTGTCCAAAGTGAGTCATAGGGTTACTTACTTTAGATATAGCAACTGATGGCATAGGTATTCCGCCATACTCCACATGCTTTAACACCGCCGCCTCATCTAAATTATGGTGAGCAATCATAGGGTTTTTAGGAGGATTGAGAATAGACTGTGCTACACCAACTTCTGTAGCTGTGTTTAATTCAATAGGTATATCTTGTCTCTTTAATATCTTAGTAGTATCTGCATTGTATAAGACATAATTAGATTTTCTTGGGTCAGGCTGACCATTATATTTTACTGCGGCATTGCCAAGTTTATCCGGGAACTTCATACCGGGAATGCCATTGTCATTGAGATAAGCAGAAGCCGCTCTTTCTGCACCAGCACCACCTATTTGGTCAGCAAATTCTTCTGTTAATTGAGTATAAAAATCTCTACCAGTTGAGTATTCCCTCATGTTATGTTTCTTCATTAAGTCTTGCACTATCTTAGGCTGGTCTTTCATACGTTTGTTTCTACGAATCATAAGCTTTATAGCATCGTCACTTAAATCTATTTCATACAATTGATTTAAAGCAGTATCAAATCTATCTTCTACATCTTTAAGAACTCTAAGCGCATCTTTTCTTTCTGCTGGATTAGATAGATTTTTCATGACATCTTTTTTTATAGTGTCAGGATAGTATCCATCACCAAGTCTATCCCATATCTCTCTTTCTATAGGAGACAGCGTGTCAATTTTAGCCATTGCATTAGCTTCTTCCATCATTTCGTTATCACGTCTTGCAAAACGTTTACCAGTATCTTTAGACTCACTAACGTATAAACCATGTCCTTCAACTTTAGTACCTGAGTTTGAGCCTACCTTGCTCATGTCTAACTTACCAAAGATTGCACCTTGATTGTTACCTTGGTAAGTAATCATTGGTATCTTACTTTCACCTACCTTAGCCAAGCCGGGATTAAGATTTGATTTCAACACACCTGACATCAATGAATCCATAGGGTCTTCACCTAGTAGACTAACTAATGTATTTCTAACTGCTGGTTTAAGTGCTGGGTTTTTAGCAAGTTGAGCTAACTTTGCCGCAGACATTCCAGCGCCCACAAAAACACCTAAAGCATCAACTGGATTATCCAATATCATATTGCCTATGTTTTCCCATGAGCCAAACTGAGTCTTAATAGTGTCAGCAAATTGACTAGCCATTTCGCGTTGTTCTACACCAATTTCTTCAGCTAACAATCCACCTGATAAATTAAGCACACCACCCACACCTAAATCTGTAAACATCTTAGTAGTTGGTTTTGGATTGCGTATCATTTCAGAACTACCTGTATACATATCACCAAGGTTTGGTAAGAAGTTTTCTGCTACTCGGACTATAGGATTAGTTGAAGTAGAACGCTCTGTGTTATACATCCAAGCGTTAGGAGTGTTGCCAAACTCATCGGGTGTGAGTCTAGCTTTTTTAAGTGCTTCTGCTTTAGCATCTCTTGCGGCTTGTAACTCAGGGTCTACTTCTAACAATCCACCAGCCCAGTCTGATATACCATCCCATCCAGCAGATAAGGTTTCACTTAAACCATCTTTAAATTCGTCTAGCAATCCAGCCATTAAACTATTCCCTGTAAGTTTCTTCTAATAGGTTTATCCCAAGACTCATTGTATGGCGTGTATCCAATAGCAAGATACCTCATTGAATCTGCCGCATGTGAACTCCAGTCGTGCCTTGGTCTCATTCTCCACGTTTTACCATTGTCATCCCAATCGCGTGAGTAATTTAACAGAGCATCTATCAGCTTCTCACACTTTGTCTCATCAAAGAAACACTTGTCTAACATCTCTCTAACCTTTTGTATGCCATCATCTATTAACAATGAAGGTGCTATCTCTATATCTCTAATGCCTAATGATTCTAATGTCTCGATACGACTCTTACCAGTTCCAAGCTCTCTAACTCTAACGTCATGTGGGAATACATGCTGGTCGTAAACGTATCCTTTGTCTTGTAACACCTTAGCGTAATGCTCTAGTCCAGCACCTGACGCTTCATAGTAATCAATGATGTGAATCTCTGTACCAATAAACTGTGAGAAAACAATTGACGTGCTATCTCCAATACCTAAATCCCAACTTGTAACTACTCCCTTGGCTCTGTCATATCTTACCTTACCAATTCTGTCTTCATCTTTGGCTCTTCTCATCTCTGAGCTGTAGTAACTGCCTTCTGAATATACTAAGAAACCGCCCTCCCAAATATGCTCATACATATCCGGTCTTTTCTCTTTGTCTTCTATTCGTTGGTCATCTAATACTTTTGGAAACCATGGATTGTCTGTGTAATTTAACTGGACTATCTTACAGTTGCTAGGAAAGGATGCTCTAAATCTTT